ACAGCCGGCCACCGCCGGTTGATCCGAGGGTTCGGATCCTTGAACGGAGTGACGTGGCCCACCATGCGAGACATGGACTCCTTGGTCAACCCCAATTGTTGAAGTATCGTCATTTTCCCCTTCTATTCGCAGGTGTAGATTTTGTCGGTGGTTCGCAGGCCGGTGGGCCATTGAGGTTCGGTGAATGACTTCTCGATGAAGATGACCTTATCGGTGGGCTGGATGGTGAGTCGTTCGCCATCGGTTCGGATGAACATGAATTCCTTGGCTTGGTTGGGTTGTCGGCTCCAGCTATCGCCGATGGGAGCGGCGGTGAAGAGGTAGTCGCCGGTGATGATTTGATCGGCGCATTTGACCTGGCATTCGAGTCCTCGGAGGAAGGTGTACTCGATGGTGGTGAAGTCGGTTCCGTAGCAGTCCCATCGCTGGGCGTGGTCTGGGCGCCAGTCGAGTTCAGGCTGTGGATCGAATGCTAGCGCGTGAGGCGGCACCGCCCGGTAAACCGCGCCGCACTCAAGCATGATGGTGCAGCCCCACATCCGACCTGGGATGGATACTAGGCCGAACCAGACGCAGGGGATGAATGCTGCCCCGGATAATCCGAGGAAGGATGCTTCGACGAAGCAGTACTGATGGTGAGGCAATTGGCCTGCTTGTGAGTAGATCATGGGTAGTCTGGTAGGACTTTCTTGAGTTCGATCAGGGTGCAGTTGTCTCCGTCGGCCAGATGCCGATTGGCTTCGAGTGTGGATCGGATGGCTGCCTCCAGGTGCGCGATCCGCTCCTTGGCCTCCTCCAGCTCTTTCCAAGTCTTCACTCCGTCAATGGTTCTCATTTCTTCGATGGTCATGGTTTCAGATCCCTGCATTGCTTGATGGCGTCGTCGATGGCTTTACGCATCATCGGCCATTCCTCTGGGTTGATGCTGACTTTACCATGGCCATCAGCAGATTGACTGACCTCAACGTACTCACCGCCGCCTTCATCGACGATTTCGATGTCAGTGCATTCCATGGAAAGCATGTGGTCGTCGGTAGGTGACAGCACCCATTTGATCGGTCGCAGTTTCATCTTCCCTCCAACCATTTCTCCAAGTCGTGGAGTTCATCCACTTTGGCTTCGAGTTGTTTGATGCGTTTATTCGCTCCAGCCAGTTGCCTCTCTAACTGACGGGCGAAGCCAGCCTTCACGAAGTGCTGGAACGCCACGGTGACAACCGGCTGTCGGTCTGTGCGCGGTGTTTTGCTGACGACCTTTTTGTTGGCGTTAACAAGATGGCTCACAACTTCACCCCCTTCTCATTCCACAGCAGCAGATCGGCGCGCAATGCGTCGTTCTCGGTTTCGAGTTGCTTGATGCGGTCCTGAGCGTTTTGAATGTGGTGCCTAGCATGCGACAATCGGTCCTGCTCCATACATAGAGCATCCTTGAGTATTTCGTTCTCACGTTTCAATTCTTCAATGCTCACAGCTTGGCCTCCGTTAACGCCTGAAAAGCGATTTGTGATTCTGTCGAGCGATGGCCTCGGTAGTCGGTGTTTGCAATGCGGTGGAGAGCCTCCTCCAACCGCTTGATGTGGTCTTGAAGCCGCAGGTTTGCTTCATCCAACAATTGCTGCTGCCGGATGATTGCGTTGGACGCGGTGAGTTCGCGTTCCAACCTCCTGCACAGCATGCCGAGTTCGGCCACGTTGTGCGGAGTCGAGTCTGATATCGGGGTGTCGCTCATTTACACTCCTTCCATTTGAACACTGCTTTTCCATTCGCGTCAGCCACCCACTCGGCATGGCCTTTGATGACGGCTTCTTTATGCATATTATCCATTCCGGTATTGATTCCACATAGGTTTGATACTAAGCATGCAAAGCTAACCAATACGACGCATGGGATTATTAACGGTGCATATTCTTTCATTTCGCCTCCCCCCTCGCTTTGAGCATTGCGTCGGCTATTTCGTAAGCCATAATCGCGCTCTGGTTTATGTTGTTGTACCACCCCACTTCGTTGATTGCCGCCGCCGCGAAGTAGTCGCGATTCGATTTACGGATCATGTCGTCCAGCCAATCCGTTCCGCTGTCTGGTACGCGTAGTCTGATCGCAGCGTATTGGCGCAGGGTCATGCCATGGTAATTGATTGCTGGAGTAATTCCGTCCCATTGCGTTGTATGTGGAAACGCCGGTCCTCCGTCGTTGATTGGTTGGTTGCTCATTTCGCCTCCTCCACCTTCACCATCGGAACAAAGTCCAATCGGTTGCTCTCGTCGATTGCGATTCCCCAATTGTTCCTGCGGCAGGACAGTTCGGTGGCGTTGTAAACTTCCGCCACCTTCTCGTCCGGCAGGTAAATGGACAGCAGTCCTTTGAATGTTAGTCGTACCGTCTCTGATTTGTTTTGTTCGCTCATTTTGATTCCTGTCTCTTTAGATATTCTGCAATTGCTTCATCTGCCAGTCCCTGAGTTCTATATCCATTTTTGATTGCGTATGCCTTTAACTCAGCATGCACATCTGGTGACACTAAAACGTGTTTAACAAGATCACGGTTTCGTTTGGGTTTGTTTGTTCTTTTTGTTCCTGTTCCAGTAGCTGACTTCATATCTTTTAAGTTTCTTCGCTGCACGATAGGTTTCACCGGCTTGGCTCCTGCTCATCTGGTACACCCCGGTACCATCGTTGATCATTCGTTTGACCTGCTCGCTCATCGACCACCTCCCTGGGCGTAATGGAGGACCAGCAGGGCGTCACAGTTCTTAAGGGTCACATCGAGGTGCGGATACAGTTCCTGGGCCTTGGCCTTGAGCTTGCGCTTCCACTCCGCGGAGTTTGCGCAGGAGCGTTTACCACCCAGTCCAAGAGGGTCTTGCCATACCTTGGGTTCCACGCGGTGGATGGCGTATCCAATGGAGTAGGCCAATCCTTGGATGATGCCGTAGTTCTCGTGCAGGGTGGCGACCGAAGCAGCAGGAGTCAGTTTTGACACGAACTTGGGGACCTTCTCAATCCAGAGATGGCTATCTGCTAATTTGAATCCGCTTAGTAGTTGCGCCATGTCCGGTAAGGATTCGGGCATTGCGAACAGGAGGATCCCGTCCTTGGTGTGGATTGCGAACCCGCCGTTCACGCCGGGGTCACAGGCTACGATTGTTTTGCTCATTGGTTTTGGTTTGTTGGGACTTGATGGTGAGAGTGTGGCCTACGTAGACACCTGCGATCACGCACAGTGGCATCAGCACGGCCATGGAGACGATGGTGAGTGCGGTGCTCATACGATTGAGCATCCGAGTTCCTTGTAGCACTTGATGCGTTTCTTGGCGTGGGCTTCTGCCAGCGGATGGAAGGTGTCTTTGAAGTCGTGGATGAATGCCATCTCCTTGCCTGGGGCTTTCCGTAGCGCACGGCTGGCCCGCTGGATGGTCTTCTGTGCGCTCCGACCACCGGACACCATGACCAGTGTCTCGACGTTAGGCAGGTCGAGTCCCTCGTCGGCCAGTGATGTGGCGATCATGGTTCTTATGTTGCCAGCCTTGAACTCCTCCATCGCCGCACGGCGGGCCTTCTTTGGCATCTTAGAGTGGACGAGTACAGCATCACCGATTGCCTTCGCGTATTCCTCCCCGAGGGTTACGCGGGGTACCAGAACGAGCGTAGGTGAGTGACCTCCACAGTTTGCGAACATGATCGCTGCTCCATTACGTTGCTTGTTACCGCAGATGCCGATCTCAGTGATCGCTTCCCAAGCGCACATGGCACGGAGTTCTGGCTGGCTGATCCTCATGTACCGCTTGCGCTCGGTAAAGAGTTTTTCGATATGGTTGTCAATTTTCTGCTGTATCAGGAAGTCGCTTGCTGAACTCATGTAGACGGTCGCATGAGCCAACACACCGGCCAGTTCATCCCGGCGGATCTCAAACTGGGTATCGCGGAAGAGCTTGCGAAGGATCTCATTACGCTCTGGATCATCGGACCAAGGGGTCGCATCGAATCCAAATCGCAGGCCGCTGCATGACTCGATAATCTTGAGCCAAGTGGCAGCAGGACTGTGCTTCGCCTCGTCCACGATGATCAGGTTCTTCCTGGAGAAATCGACTGATTCATGGGGGCAACGGACCTCAACGCGGGAGGTATTGACGCCCATCGCATGAAGCGAAGCAACCGCCTGCTGACATGTCTCTCGGGTGGGGGCGAGCCATCCAAATGTCCATGTCGGAAATTGGGAGAAATGCTTTAGGATCGAGGAAGCGATGAGGGTCTTGCCGCTCCCCGCGGGTGCGATGATGAGTCCATCAGCTCCAGACTTGGCCCACTCGATTGCTCGTTGCTGGTAGGGACGCAGCAGAAATGCTTGCGTCGAAATGGTTTCCGGATGATCTTTGGTCTGCATAGCGTGTCGTTGCGCTTTGTTTGTTTGTTTTGGACTCATGTCACCCCCCGGAGCCTGCACTCTCCGGGGGGCTTTTGTTTGTAGGTCAGATGGTGTCGTTATCGCTCGGCACCTTCTTCATGCGACGGACACGCAGGGCGGTTTGAATCTGCCCGTTCTTATCGGCGTACCTCTCCTCTTCGAGGACGACGATCATCGACAGTCCAACGAAGCCTTGGAGGAATCGGAAGAAGGCTCCGTTGAGGCTAAAATCGAACTCAGCACCGTCATCGATGTTTGCCTCGGTCGCACTGATCAGCGCCTGAATGCGCCACATCTGGCTTTCTTTTAAGACAAACCTGTCACTAAGAATTTCTCCGTCACTACCCTTTAAGCGCAGGGTTGCGACGCTGTTACCGCTCTTGTCCAGACCGTCATCCTTGCAGGAGTTGACGATGACAGTGTATTCGCCGGGGCCGGCAAACGGCTTCACTTCGGCTTGGGAACGATCGACTTTGAATTTCATGTGTTGGGATGTGTGTTGTTTATTCGGACTGACGCATCGCCCATGTGGGCAACGAAAGGGTTTGAGTTGTGGATGGGTAGCAGGGCCAAGAGTTCAGTTCCTGGCACTCGATGAATGTCTTGAGTTGTTCATCGATGATTGAATGTCCGACATCGATGGCCAACTGATCAAGCTCGTAGCAGGCGACACCGTAGGGAGCTTCCTTCTCAACGGCGATGAACACGAATCGATTGATGCCGGTGATGCGTTGGTACCAAGCGGCTTGGACGTGGTAGCGGAACTGAGCGCAGGACTTAGCGAACGCGCTTAGCGACGCATCCTGGGTGGTTTTGACATCGATGATGTAGTCCTCGGCGAGGCCATCGATGCGAGCCTTGACCTTCACGCCATTCCACGAGTCGAAGCACGAGACCTCGGTCTGGATGCCGTTGAGTAGCGGAGCTGCGGCAGGGTGAGCATGAACCGCGGCGGCGGCTCCGGTGATGTTGTCCCACTGCTCTTGATTGAGCGGGTTCATGCCTGAGGCGATGATGGCCTCGTAGGCTGCTTTGCCGTCCTTGGTGCGGCGATCGCCGGTGAACACCGCGTAGGACTTGGCGAACAGCTCAGGCTCAAGGATCGCCATGTGAACGGCGGTCCCGAACTCCAGTGCAGGTGATGACTCGTTCTTGGTCGTGCCATCCTGCCAAGCGCGGAAGTGCGCGGGCGACTTCCGGAACTGATCGAGCCCTGACTTCGAGAGTGCCTTGGTGCCGTGGTAGATCGCCGCCGGCATGTTGCAGATGATTTCTCCACTCACGGTTGCACCTCCGCGTTCACGATCTCGGGGGTGACGATGACGGGCAGCTTGCTCAGGATGAGGTCAGGCTTGCTGATGTACTTGCTGGCAAAGGTGTCATCCAGATCGCGGAATGTCTGGCCTTCCTTGATGCGACCGGCCTTGAGCAGCAGCGCGTTCACATCGGACTCGCGTGACTCGAAGAGTTCTTCCAGCTTGGCCAAGAGGTCGAAGCTCTTAGTGGGAGCGACAGGCGTCTCAGCAATGGCTGGCTGGAAGTCCTCGGTCTCCTCAGGGGTGTAGATGCCGGCCACAACCTCTGGCGCGAGCATGCGGATCGCTTTGCTGATGCAGCGAGCGCGGAGCATGGCACCCGGATCCTTGGCCCATCCGGAACCCGGCTTGGCGGGCAGGAGACCGGCGAGCTTGGCGTCCTCAGTGGAGAACCCGATCTCGCACTGGTTACCATCATAGGACCAGACAGCGATCGCTGCCTTGGTATCGAACTGCTTCCACACCACCTTGCCACCGCGGGCGCGGTAGCCGGCCAGCATGGCATCGGAGCGCATGCTGAGGGAGCCATTGATGATGTGGTATTCCCGGCGGAAATCGAACGGGGTCTTCTTCTCGGCGGCGCACTGCCACGCGATGAGCTTTCCCTGTTCGACCTTGGTGCATCCCAGCATTCCGCTGGCTGCGATCCACTCGCCCATCTTCTCGATGGCGGTGATGGGGTCTGCGATCTTGCTGTACATCTCGGAGGATGCATCAGCGGTTGTCGTTGCGATTGCGTTCATTTGCTGTTGTTTCGGAGTAGTTGCTCGATGACGTCGGAGCGAACACGGATCGTGCGCTTCGTTGCCTTCATGGCTGGAAGCCGACCATCCCTGATCCATCGACGCACCGTCTCGGGATGAGTCCCGAGGGTCTGTGCGATCTCTTTGATCGAGAGTAGTTTTACGCTCACGGGGAAGAAGTTACCCCGTGTTGCCGAGTGTTGCAAACTATTTCTTGCGGAAATTATTCCTCGAAGCCTCGGCGGGGAGCAACGGGCGTCAAAGTCTGGCCGGATTTCGCAATTTCCTGAAGGAATCTCAACTTTCCGATCTCAAGCCCTCTGTCATACGCCTCGGACAGGAACTTGATGCGAGATTCGTCTCCGAGCTGCTGGTAGGCACCGCTCATGAAGGCGCGTTCTGCGAACATCCGTCGGTAAAACCCGACAAGTTGAGCGTATCGGTCGTACTGATCAGGTGTCATCCGTTCGAACGTCTGATTCCTGTAGGTGAGTTGCGGATTCGGCACCGACGGAATCGCCTTGTTGTCGGCAGTCCTACGCCACACGCGGTAAATCGAGGCATTCAGCGGGTCGGCATCGATTTCCCGGCGATTCCAGAAATCCACGAACTGGTCGATCCATGGATTTCCATTCTTAGGCGTCTGCCTAACCGCTTCTCCCCACAGATTTCGGCGCATTGGCATCGCATCTGGATCCCTTGTTCCGGGGATTTGAGCGCCAGGAAAAACAAGCCTCAATGCAGCGTATCGCTGGTTCAACTCGTTCACCGTGTCTTTCAAGATGCCTTCACCGCCCGTGACGGGCAGGTACTCGCGTTCAGCGCGGCGAATGGATCCCAACGTAGCTGGGGCGATTGGAGAAGCAGCGGTGACGTTGAGGCTCTTGATGAACCGCTCAAGCGACGCTTCGGATTCTTCAGACAACAGTTTGATGAACTCGCTGGTGCCCTTCAGGAACTGCTGTTCCATGATGAAGTTGATCCCAGACAGAAATGATCCTTTTCCAATGGCAAAAAGATCAGGCTCATCGATACGAGCCCGCTCGGCGATACGCTTCGATGATCCAACGATGATGCCGAGTGCTCCAGCCGTTCCTAGTCCAGACAGGTCTTTGACGATATCACCCGGCTGGAAGCTAGGATCCTGACCAGCGGTGAGGCGTCGAAGTCCAGATACATTGATTGTTCCAGGAGGCATGACACCACCAGCCTTGGCCAGCTCGCGAGCCTTGTTGGTCTCTCCGGGAGTGTCGAGGTTAGGGGTGATGATCCCCTTGTCGTACAGGTAGGAGAACGCCCCCATCACCATACTTCCGACGATGAGTCGGCCAAAAGCCTGCTCGCGAGCCCTTACTGTCATGTTCTTCCAGTTGAACCCCTGAAGCACAGCGGCTGGCGTAAACGACACAACCTCTGCGGCGACGTTAATTGGAGTTTTTTGGAATAGATTGATTAATCGGTATGGGATGTAAGCAACTGAGCCAGCAGGCAGTTGTTTGACGACCCGATTGAGTCCTGAAACCATCTTAGTAGCTGCATTGTCCTGTTGGAACACGGCCCGAGCAGACTCAAATTCAATAGTGTTGATGTCCTCCGCGGTTAAACCTTTGCGACCTTCTGAACGGGCCTTATCAGAAATTCGTACAAGCTCAGGATCCTTGAGCGCCAACTTGATCTGACCATCAGTAAGACCGCGCATGCGACCGATTTCAGATATGATCACAGCACGTGCCGATTGGCGGAACGGAAGATCGGTCGCCTGAGTCAGTCGCAGCATGATGTCGGGCATCACGCCGACCGTGGCTTCTACGATATTGCGAACAACGTTGCCGTTGTACTCGCCCTGCATCGCTTCGTAGAGATTTCCCCAAGCCCGTTGGAAGTTGAGCGGATTTCCAATACTTGTCCCAAGTTCGTATGGGTTGGCGTTGGAACCCTTGAGCAAAGTCCTCTGAAACGCAGGCAGAGATTCCCCGAATGCCTTAATGCGTTCAAGAATCCGAGACCTGTAGTTGTAAGTGTTGTTCTTGTTTCTGGAAACCGCCATGTCGATCAGCGCAGTCGTCATGTCAGCCACCTCAATCATCGGAAGCCTGATTGCGTTGTAGACAACATTCTTGACGATAGAGAGCGGTGCCATGACCGATCCCTGAACAAGTGATATGAACAGATCCGCAGCGGAAGATGGGTTAATCTTGGCGACTGTCTCGTTCAATGTCACATCAGCTTCCATTCGGAGCGTATCGGCAGCGATAATTCGGTCGATTGCACTCTTGATTTCAGCAGGGTTATTGGACTCAAAGGCGGTTCTTGCTTCAATGCGAGCAGCGTTTACAGCGTCCTGAGCGATCTTGTACTGATCCATCGCATTTCCGAGCTGCTCGGATTGCTTAGGAGTCATCGGCTTGCGCTTGTTCTGTTCAAGCGACTTGGTGACGAGCTGGATTACGCCCTCACGACTGGCCGACTTGAGGAGCTTGAACTGGTTGATGAGCTGACCCCAAGTGGTACCGCTTTTGGCGAGAGACAACGCGGTTTTGCTCGCACCATTCATATCGCCACTGGCGATCTGGCGATTGAACTGCTCCATTCCGGAAATAACCCGAGTGTTGGATTCCGGATCGATGATGTCTGCGGCCAGCTCACGGTCGCTTTTGGTGGAAGCGTCAAACGCTTCATCCGCAACATTCTGTCTCTTATAAGCAGCCTCTGGAGAAGCTGCTACAGCTTCACGAATGGCAGGCGGAACTCCAGGAGCAGCAGCCACGCGTTCAGCAAAACGCCGAGGTTCCATTGCAGGTGGAACATTGACACGGGAAGGTGTCTGGATCGTCCGCGTAAGTTGAGAAGAGAACTCAGCCTCATCGAACTTGCCCTTGAAGTTCTGCTTGGCGTAGCGGATCCCTGCGGCAACACCATCGGCCACAGTTCCGCCGGCGCGGATCACAGCTTGGGCGACCGACAACGCACCGTTCCAAGCCGCGCCCATCAGTTGAGGGAACGGGTTTGCACCGACACCGGGCTCGACTTCAGCACGGAGTCCTTCGAGCCTCTGAGCAACGGTTTCAGCCTTCTGGCGGAACTTCCCTTGAGTCTCTTCGGGCGCCTTGTTCCAGACCTCGTTGAAGATCGTTTCCTCTGCAACGGCTTGGCCTGCCGGCTTCTCCTTCATCCGAAGCAACTTCTCGACCGCTGCCCTGGTGACTCTTACAGACTCGCCACGAGCAGCTCCTGACTCCAACGCTTCGGCAGCAGCTTCAGCGGCAAGCCGGCGGTCTCTGGATTCGAGAGCACGAGCAAGTTTCTCGCTGGCGGTTTCAAGAGGAACGCGAGCCTGTTCTGCTGCAATCCTCTGCTGTTCAGCGGCCACACGCTCATCGCGGGCGCGAAGCCGTTCAGCCATGATGTCCTCGGCGCTGCGAAGCGGAGTGCCTTCTCGAACAGCCTCTTCAATGATAGGCTCTCGTTGAGGCAGTAGGCCACCTTCACGAGCGGGTCTGGGCTCAGTGAGAACCTCAGGTGCTTCAATGCGAGGCTCGATCTGTCGGCGCAGCTCTTCGGCAATCTGACGGGCAGAAGGACGCGGTTGAGCGGCCTCCTCTCTCATCAACTCTTCGACAGTCAGCTCTCGACGACCGAGGGCTGATCGAATGGCGGCAGCTCGTTCTCTTTGAGCCTGTCGTTCAGCCGAGCGTTGAGCCTGTATTTCCTCAGCGCCCCTAAGGGTTTCAGGACGCGCAGCTTCTTGCTCCGCAGCGATCCGCTCATCACGAACACGGAGTCGTTCAGCAAGCATCTCCTCAGTGGATCGAAGGGGAGTTCCTTCAGGAGCAGCAGCCTGAACGACAGGAGGCTGGCCAACTTCACGGGCACGTTGTCCACGAGCCGCCGCGGCTGCATCTCTACGAGCCTGAGCTTCAGCGATGTAATCACGAACCGCTGGAGGGACTTCCTCGCTTGGAATTACCGGAGGCTTGTTTGCTTCTTGCCGCTCTTGGAACAACTGCTCGGCTGTCTTGAGCGGTGTTCCAGATGCCTCTGCGGCTTTTTCAAGTGCCGCCTGTTGGTTGGCTTCTTGGAAAGCCTGCTCTTGAGCAACAGCAGCCCGCTCTTCCTCTGTAACAAAACGAGAGCGAGAGCGAGGCCCTTCTCCAACAGGTTCCTGTCGAAAGATGAAAGGATCATCAGGATTCATCTCCGAAGTGAATCTCCGGAACTGATCCCTAAGATTCTCAACCGGAACAACCTGATCCATCTCGTTGAGCAAACCCTCAACCTTGCTGATGGCCTCTCCAACGGTCTGCTTACGCGAAGCGAGTTCTTGAAGCACCTGAGCCTGAGTGACTCCTCGCTTCATCCCGAAGGTCTTACCAACCTGAGCGCCAAGACCTGCGGAAAAGAGCATTCCAACACCAGCTTCAAGCGAAGCCTTCAGCTTCTGCTCCGGAGTAGCATTCGGATCAACGACGGTTTGGAGAGCCATCCCTGTGGACTCTGCTGCTCCAATCGTGATTGGCGGAAGCAGTGCAGGTGCAACAAGTCGGCCAGCCTGTTCAGTGGCAGCGGCGGCTTCACTGGCCCTCGTGAGATCAGCAATCTGGGCAGCACGAACCGCTGAAGGCGTGGCTGTCTCTGCAAACTCAGCACCTGCAACCAACTGCGGAATGCGAGAAGCCTGACGAGCGGCACCGGCAATGCCGAGGCTCATCAGATTCATTGGGGACAAGAGATCAGCCGAAACCTGACCGGCCACCTGCCCGACGGGACGAGTTACGGATTCAGGAATCGGAGTGTATTCGCTGACGACCTCACCCAATCTTCCACCAAGCGAGGCAGCAAGTTCCCGCTTTTCTGGGGAAGCTGAACCAAGAGCCAAGATGCCTTCTCTCTCGATTTGAGAAGCGCCTTGCAGCAGCTCTTCGGGCTTTTCACGACCACCGGTCAGCCTGCGAACAGCCTCTGCACCTTGTTGGATCACTCTTCCGGTCGTCGCAATGTCCTCAGGCATCGGCCTTCCAAATGCGAGAGGAGCGGCAACACGGGCCAAAGAAGGGGCAACGGCTTTGGCCTGCTCGTACAGACTCGGGGGAGCCTGAAGAACCGGAGCATTCGGATACTTCCGAGCACCCTCAAAAGCGAAGGCATTATTTATGTCTTCTTGAGTTGGCTCTCTATCTCCTTCCAGTTCAAGAGTAACACCAGTCGCATCGTTGGTGACTTGGAAAATTGGCATAATTACTTGATGCGTTTGACCGTGAATCCTCCCTTGATGTCTGTAGGTTTCTCTTCTTTCTTGGTAGACGGCGTTCCAGGAGGAGGTTCGCCAGCAAACGGATTTGATCCGCTTTGACCCATAAACTGTTCGACCAGCCTCTTCTGCTCTTCGTATGGAGTGGATCCTTTGAAATTCATTTTTACAGTCGGGGCTCCGGTAAAAGGATTCGTATCCCAACTGGTCGAAAACGGAGGCTCTTCAGAAGGTGCTTGAGAAATGAATTTCTTCAGCACTGGATCCTTTTCAGCCATCGCTTCGATCTGTTCCGGAGTGCCACCAACAGTTCCTCTGCCAGGAATGTTGTAGCTCATGTAACCGCTCTTGATCCTGCGAGCCTCTTGCTCCTGATCTTGGAGAGCTTTTTCATAAGAGTACTGCCGCTCAACTTCTTCGATTGGTTCAAGAGCAGAGATTGGAGCGGCCATTGCGCCACCAAGTCCGCGATCTCCTCCGACTTGGTAATTCGGGCGAGATTCCAATAATCCGCGCATTTCAGGACGCTTTGCTTCACGCGCAGCGGTTTCAGCATCTCTTTGGCGACGAGCAATCGCTTCGTCTTGAGCAGCAATCCTCTTGAGTTCATCCTCAAGCATCTGACCGCGCTGCGCCTTCATGCGCTCGTTCAACCGCTGCTCCTGCAACGCAGCGAGATCCTCTTCCATCAAAGCCCGCTTGGCCAAATTACGCTGGCGGATCTGCTCATTGGTACCCGTAAACTCGCCGGCCAGACCGCCGGTCAGCATGGTCAGGCCCTTGAGCAGCGGATTGATGCGCTGTTCGGCCTGCTGTTCGTATTTCTTTCTGATTTTTTCTGCTTCGGGTGTAGCCATAGATCGTTAGCTCTGTTCGTTGAGAATTGACCGGCGGGCCATGCGACCGCCCATGCTTCGCATCGCCGCGGCGAGGATCTCCTCGGGATCGTAGTTGATGTCGCGGAAATACCTGCTCGGAGCCATGTCCCGATTGCGAGTTAGCACGGGGTTGACCGGAAGCTCGGGCAACGGGGTCGTGATGACTGGCCTGCTCAGCACCGAGGCACCGGGGAGTACGATGGGGTTGCGAGTGGGAGGAGGTTCCTGGAACTCGAAGTCAGGGAGCTTTGGCGGAGGCGTGACGGTGACACGCTCATCAAAGACGGGAGTTGGTGTAACAACCGGAGTCTGAGGAGCTGGAGCCTGAGGAACTGGAGTATTAGTAACAGTCTCAGGAGGAGGCGTGACAATGGGCTGCTGCTGTTCGATTGGAATGGTTATATCGACAGGATCAGTCTCGAAGCGTGGGCCAATAAGCGGTGTCTCTGGCTGCGTGTACGGAGGCATCGTTCCGTACTTGATGTAATAGTCTTTGATCCAGCCAGGAAGGACGCTTACTGCGGGTTCCTCTGCGGCAACTTGATCGTAAGCGGTGGGCGGGGCAGCGGGCTCCGGTTCCACGGGCATCATTGGCTGCTGCGGCAACGGGCTGAACGTGTCCACGCTGCTTAGGTCGGGAGTGACCGGCATCGGCGTTGGAGCAAGGGTCTCCAGAGTGGGACGATTGATTTCCCACCACCTTGTTGGCCCACCAGTGTACGGAGTCGGTTCAGGAGTCGGTTCAGGAGTCGAGTAGTAGCTCAACGGATCGACCGGAGGCTGGGCGTACCCGGAAGCGGTGACAGGACCGAACAGCGCTGCAATCTCTGGAGGCAGAGTGGACGGCGGCGCGGGAGTTTCCCCACCGTTGATGAGGAAGTAGTTGGATCCTGTATCGGTTGCCATAGATCAAGCCTTAGGCACCAAGCTCTTGATTCGACCGAGCATCCAGTTGGCCACGATCTTCTTGGTCTTCGGCTTGTCCTTGAGCCACTTCGCAAACTTCTCGGCATTGCTGTCGTAGAAGCTCTTGAACCACTTGGGACCGACAAGCTCCTTCCAGAAGTAGAACGCCTCCCACTGATCGGGGATGCACTCGCGGGCCACGTAGCAGCCGGCAAGGCCGAATCCGCTGAATGCCTGACCGAGGTTTCCGATACTGCTCGTGACGCCCTGAGCAATGGCAAGAGGAGAATTGGCCTTCGAGGCTTCAAACGCGTTCTGAGCGTTCTGTAGCGCGAAGCTCGAACCCATCTGCATCGACTGAGCTGGACTTGCCATTTGCATTCCCTGCATGAGCTGAGGAACAGCAAATGGCGAAGCGCCCTGTTGAAGACCTCCAAGTTGAGAAGCCTGCGAAACGATCGGCTGGAGTCCCAGGGCAGACTGGATGTTGGCAATGTTCTGCTGGCGACTGGCCTGCTGCTGCTGCTGCGCGGCCATCTGGCCGGCAAAGCTCTGCTGCATCGCAGTATTCCGCTGACCGGTGGCTGCGAGGATGTTGTTGAACGCCTCCTGCGCCTGACGATTGGCGACATCGCTCGTGGTCTGGCCGCTCTGGAGCAGACCAATGGCTTGCTGCCGGCGCTGCACATCCGCGTTGGCGATCGCCTCGTTGACGGCGCGAGCCTCACGGAAAGCGGACAGGTTGCCGAGGATGTTGCCGGTAGCGGTTCCGCGGGCGCGAGCGGCTTGCTCGGCAGCACGGATCATCGTGGGATCGAGAGTGCCAGCCTGAGCAAGACCGGCTCCGATCTGGCGCTCGAGATCGCTGCGGATGGACTGTGCGTAGCCGGTATCCTGCGGGCCAGTAGGCATGCCCACGCGCTCGTAGGAAGGAGCGGCAGGAGAAGTCTCAGAGATGGGAGCTTTGCTGATATCGCTTAGGAACTGGGAATAGAGACCGGGAGTTCCGGGTCTTCCATCGGCAGCAGCAGTGCCATACCGCTCGGGATCAAGAGCCTGAAGCTCTTTAAGCCGTTGTTCGGCGAACTTGGTGCCGTACAGTTGAGACGCCTCAAGCTGGCGTTGGGCTTGAACCGGAGCAAGATCAGCAAGCGCTTGGCCGATAGCTTTGGTCAGCGCGATATCTGATGTCTTGCTGAAATCAACCGTTCGGAACTGACCGGTTTCCTTTCCATCCTTGTAGATTGGAACTTGGACTGTCTCTCCAATCCGGGATGCTGCCTCAATCTCGCGCTGGAGCGGAAAAGTTTCAATTCCGGCCATAACCGCTTCCCGGTTGGCCGCTGCCATATCTGGTGCTTTATATGATCCGCCCATAGGAAATCCTTCGGTTCATCAGTAGTTTGGAGTACCTGTCAAAATCGTACAAACGGGAAATGCCTTTGCGGAACCCACCCAGCTTGGTGACGTTCTTCGAGCACAGCCCCATCATGGCCAACCAGAGTGTCTGAACCGCATATGGCTCAGCACCAATAGCGATCTCGATCCACGCGATGTGACCGTCTGGGAAGTTGTTGTTCAGATCCTCAGACTCCTCTATCGAGTTGAGAAATCGAACAGCCCCTACGCCAACGCACTTACCATCCTCGTTCTTCACAATTCCGATCAGCTTCTTGGCATTGAAGATTCCAATCCAGTTGAGCAACTGATCATCGTTCCACGTGGAACAAGTAGGCCAATGTTGTCTCAGCAGTTGTGCCGCTTCGATGATAGTGGGATGTGCGGTCATTGCTGAGGACGCACAGAATCAACAAAGCCAGAAAGTATCGTGGACTGGAGACTCAACCGGCTTCCGCTGGTCGTGTTGATCTTGAACTGGATGTTGTTCCAACGCCCTCGGCTGATGAGGTTGTAAGCCGCCAGGAACTTCTGAGTGCTCGGTATGCTGATCGCTGGATCAATCGAGGTGAACGTCCCGCTCATGTTTGTGGCGTATGAGAGCGATGCGCCGATGCTCGAAGCGTACGGATTATCAAGCGCGATCTGGATGCTGTATCCGATCTTGTCCGGAATGGGTTCACCGAGATTGTACGCCTTGGTGATGACCGTGGATTGGTAGGTGCTACCGCCGTCGAGGTAAGCAGACTGCTGCACGGGGCTGAGGCGGGTGTTGGGTAGGTAGTCGTTGAAAGACCAGACTTGGCCAGCACCATCGCTCAGCGAGATGATGTCGCCGGCGAACATGAGCACGGGGCCAAAGTTCGAGAAGGCGGTGGGTATGAAGTCGTTGACCTGCCAGTTGTCCCAGTAACCGAGCCACGAGCGGGCCAGTGAGTGGTAGACGATGACCGCGTTGTTCTGGTTGAAGGTTCCTTCGAGTTCGATTGAAGAACCGGATTCGAGCAGAAGTGCCTCTTCACTTTCCAACCCGATGGAGAACGGACCAGCGGTAACGAACGGAACGGCCAAGAGGTAGCGGTTGTTCCAGAACACGCCATCGCAGTATTCCAGCTTGGTCTTGTCGATGCGGCTGATCAGGTCGTTGATCGGGCTGCTGAGCGCGAGGCCAACGCTGGTCTGGGTACCCGCTTGGATCTGGGCCATTGAGCGGATGCCGTCGCGAGACAGGAAGAATACATCGGCACCGACCGCGGTGATCGAACGGTGCGAGGAGCAGCCGATATTGCCCGAGATGAGTGTGATGACCCAATCGGCTGGATCCTGCGTAGGATCGGCATCCACGCTCCAAATTGAGCGTTCCTTGAAGACGAGGAGCTTGTAACCGAACCACGAGTAGAGCCCGCGGATTGGATCACCATCGCCACCGACACGGATGGAACCGAGCGGATCCCACGACTCGCCATCGAGGATGTCCGAGAAGTAGAGGGTATCTGGCTGGATGGTAGTATCCGCGGACACGGCCCACAGACGGTTGGTGTGGGTGGTGAGATAGAGCGGCTTGGCGGGAGCGGCGAGTGATACGAATGCTGCCGCGTGGGATTGGTTTGCCGGTGAGATCGAAACCGTAGGAGCCGTGATGTAACCGCTGCCGGGGTTCGTGATAGTGATCGCAACTAGGTTGCCATCATTGGCCACAATGGCGGTGGCCGTAGCGGTTACACCGCTTGGCGGAGCCGATATGGTAATCGTGGGAATCGAGTTGTGACCTGACCCCTGATTGATCACATCGATGCGGCTGACTTTGCCGGCTGTGATTGCGGAGTTGGTGTTCGTGCTCGTGACATAACGCAGGGCGCTATAGCCGTCCGCGTAGAAGAGTTTGTCGTTGAGCTGTGCGAAGTAAACGAACCGGGAGGCGTCGTTGATCGTCGAGCTTGCGATCGAATTGTACGAGACTCCGGGTGAACCGTAGTAGAGATCCTTGATACCGGTGTTCCGATTGAGAACGGCGATTACGAGGCGCTCGGAAGCCGCGGTATCGAAATAGAAGCCAGAGAAGACCTGTGAGTTGGTGGGTAGGTTACTGGCAAAGTTGGAAGTGGTGGACTCCCAGTTGGTGATGATGTCTTCCCAGTTGCGCGATTCGCTGTTGCCGGTCAGCGACAGGGTCCCGAGGCGTGTGACGAGGTTGCCGAAGTCGTCATAGTCCATGTTGATTGCCTCTTCCATGCTGGTGGCAGGAATGGCATCGGGACGAGTGGCGGAGATGACCCCGGTGGAGAAGCCGTTGCTTCCATCCAGAAGCATCTGGTCATCGAGCGCGTCTGAGGATTGGAAAGGCATTAGAGGATGTCCTGGAACGTGTAATCGTAGAGGCTATCCGGGATGATGCGGCTGATCTGCTGCTGTTGGCCACGCTCCATGTCCTTCATGATGGAGACCTGAGCAGCGCCCTCTTGGAACTTGGCCTGCGCCTTCCCGTACTGCCGGGAGTATTCGAGGAGATCGCCTTCTGTGTAGGCCATCAGTGCGTTCTCGACGCCGCGCAGCTCGAAGTTGGTATCGTTCGAGATGGTCTGGGCTTCGCCGAACTGGCGCATCTGGGACTGTTTCTTGCCCAGGATGAACAGGGTGCCGTTGGTATTGGGTGTCGGTATGAGCTTGATGCGCGGGACACCGGCTTCACCGTAGGAGACACCGAGGACGCGAGCCCAGTTGACGAAGTTGCCGGGTGTGGACTTGCGGCTATCGACGTTGTTCCAAGTGTTGGGATCGAGCTGGAAGAACGAGACCCATTCGGCGGCTGGTACTTCGATGCCATCGGTATCACCGGAGACCGTGAAACGGGATGCGACCGGGAAGTCGAGGAACATGTTGTAACCGGTCCCGGAAGTGTACGTGGCGGTGACGTACTCGGAGATGGTGACGAGTTCTTGGCCGTCTGTGACGGGTGTTGAGACGACTCCGAGGGTATCGTTCCAGAGGCACGAGTCCCAGATCATCGAGTAGCGACGGATGCAGAACTTCTTGGCCAACGCGAGCGTGGCCGAGTCCGTGAACGATAGCTTGTCGCAGGCCGCTTGGGCTACTTCGGAGGGTTTCATGCGAAGAACTCTTGGAGCGTCATGGCGGAGATCGTTGTGAAGCTGGATCCACCGTTTATCGCGTAGTTGAGGTACAGGTTCGTGACCGACAACGGAGAGAAGATGTGAACCTTGTACGTTGTTGAAGTGGACGATGACGGAGAATCAAGGAACTCGATCTTCGTGTTGTTAATCGCATTGACCTCACCGTCTTCGTAGCTTCCTGAAGCAATACCTTTCTGGCCTGTGCCAATCGAAGTGCCGATCTCGGTTCCGTTTCTGGTTACACGGAACAATACGAATTGAGAGGCGTTAACCAGTGTTGAGTAATTCAGGACGATGCTGACCAGAATCTTGGACGAAGTGGACCGAGGAGTGATTGACCTTGTTACAGAGGCGATCTCGGTTCCCGGACCAGTGAGTGATCCAGTGTAGTTGTATCGATCATCAGCAACCTGCTGAACGCACTGAGGAGCGTTGGATGAGTTGATGCCAAGTGAATTGGCTGTCACCACTTTTACCTTACTTGAGTCGCTTGCATCGGAGATGAGCACCTTATCGTTGGCCAGATCAACGGTGACCGTCGAAATGTTCGGAGCGGTGATGTTGTCCGAGTTGAGCGTCAGCGTGTCAGTGCCGGCATTGCCCAGTGTGGTGTTGCCATTGGCCGCGAGGTCTCCGGTGAGCGTGGTATTACCGGTGACACCGAGCGTGGTTCCCACCGTTGCAGCACCCGTCACCGCAAGACTTGCTAGGGTGGACAAACCGGTTACACCAAGCGTGGTACCGATCGTGGCCGCATTGGTAACCGCGAGACTATTGAGCGTGGATCCTGAGGTAACCGCGAGGCTGGCGAGCGTGGAGAGTCCGGTGACGCCCAGCGTGGTTCCGATGGTAGCAGCGCCGGTGACACCAAGGCTGGCCAATGTGGAGAGTCCGGTGACATTGAGTGTGCTTCCCATTCCGACTGCTCCGGTGAGCGTGGAGATGCCGGTGACGGACAGGGTGCCGGGAATCGTGAGGCCACCGGTGATACCGAGCGTTCCGCCGATGGTGGCATTGCCGCTGGTAATGAGCGAGCTGAGGGAGGTGGCACCGGTGACGTTGAGGGTGCCGGCCACAGCGGTGTTTCCGCTGGCGGAAGCGACCGTGAAGCGGCTGGTTGCGACGCTGAAGTCTCCGGTGGAGTTGAGCGCGGTGGTGGAGACTTGGAGTGCGGAATCGTTGCCGCTGCCGTCGCTGAGTGTTCTGAGAACACCTGTCAGCGTGGCGTTATCGGCTGTCTTCAGCAGGCCAGTGTAGGTGCTGGCGACGGTACTGCCTGTGAGTGGTGTTCCCATACTATTCTCTTGGAGGTAGTGCGTACCAACCCTCGTGGATTGTCACGCGGTTTCGGCTTTTGACGGTGTTACCGCTGGCATCTTTGGCCCACACATGGGCTTTGACGTTTTCAGCCAGTCTGACGGGTTGTCCTGGTGGGACCATCACCACTCTTGTTGGGGCGCAGCCCAGCGGCATCAGCGCGAGCAAGGAGATCGTCGCGTAGGCGATTGTCTTTCTGTCCATCTTCAAGGGTTTGGTCTTTCTGATCTATGATCTTGTTGAGCGTGGCGTTGGCCACTCCTTGGGCTATGCTGAGGATTGGGTCCATAATGGAAAAGCCAGCGAGGTGTGAATCCCGCTGGCGATGCATTGCCGTTCTGGCGGGATGTTACTCGGCCTTCTTCTCGGCGTCCTTGGCCCAGATAAGGCCGATGCCAACGGTCACTTGAGCGATGGTGGCGGTCAGATCGACGTTGGTGCTAGGATCGCCATCGAACACGGATTTGAGAGCACTTCCAATAGCAACGAGAATGACGCCAACGCCAGCGAGTGTAGTTTTGATGTTTTTCATTTTTTCAGGGCTTTGTAAAGTGCAACGCAGGCGGCGGCAAGGCCAACCAAGGCGGAGAGGAATCGAATCCCGTCCGTGAGCTGGGGGAGCATCGACGCTGCGGTCGCAGTCGCCGCGGTTCCGAGCGAAAGGGCTAGGCCGTTCGTTCCGCCATGATTGCTCGCGTCCATGGGTTACTCAGGCTTGTGCTGCTGCTGTGCGTTCACTTGGGCTTCAATGCTTTCGTACAAAGGAAGTCCAACCTTCATATTCATAACGTCTCCAGCCTTCATCCCGATCACGAGAAGCTGGGTAAGCTGTTGCAACTGTTGCAGTGTGAGTTCGATCTTAATCATGCGGCAGGAGCTTCGACAACGGTGGCCGGCTCCGCAACCAAAACCGGCTCAACCTGCGGCAGCATCGGAGGCACGATCATCTCGGGCTGGGGCGGAGGAACAGGAGGAAGCCACGGCAGCGGCGGAGCGATGACCGGCGGGTTGATCTGGTTCTCGATCTGCGCGGTGACGTTTGCTTCGATGGCGGTCTTATCGACGCCATTGCTGAAGCACCAACCAAGCACCTGCTGCTCGGTCAGATCCTCGTATGGCGTGAAGTCACCGCTGGGCGCAGCGAACGACGCGCTGCCGTAGCAGGTGCCGCTGTAGGTCTTCGCGTCGTCGCCGGTGCCGATGGTTTCGGTGCCGTTGCAACGCCAGTCGGCGGTGATGACGACATCGGAGTAGGTGCCTTCGACTTTGCGGACGAGAAGGCGTTCGATGATCCAGAGGATAGTAATCATGGTGGTATGGATTAGGCGTTAGCGATGGTGGTAACAGTGCCAGAGCTTCCACGGTACTTCAGCGCACCGGCTTCGACGTAGAGCTGGCCCATGCCAGCAGGAGAAGTGCTTGGAGCAGTAGCGTCTGCAAGACCCAGAACCTTAGCGGCAGAAGTTCCGAAAGTGCTAACCCCCACGCCGACGTTGCCGGAGCCGTTAATTACAAGCTGTTGAACACCCTGACATCCAAAGCCGAGAAGTTGATTTGCAGTGCTTCCGCCAGTATGAGTAATGTAGCTGTCAGATGTAACACCGTCAGTCAGCGTGATTTTGGTAGTGTTGCCAGATCCGTTAGAATCCAATCGCAGGATGTTTGTAACGGATGAAGCAGTGCCAGTAAGAGTCCTGCGAACACTAAGTGAAGCATCTATGCCTCCACCAATGTTCAGCCCCGTGGAGTTCAGGGTCATTCGGGTGCCGCCTGCGCCGTCGTACCAAGAGAAGATTCCAGAAGGATCAGCAGCAAAGATTTCACTGCTGCCAGTAAACCCATTCGTGAGCGCAATCTTGAACTTGTCGCTGTCGGAGTTATCAATTCCAATGCTCCAGTTCTGACCGCCAGAAGTTAGGAAATTGACAAAAGGATCGTGTGTTGGATTTGAATCCAATGTCGCAATCCGAATAGATGCAGAACTACTGTTGCTGGCTGCAAGTAATCCGACAGCCGGTGCAGTAAAAGTTGAAGTCCAATCAAAATTGGCGGAAGCAATCGTGCCGTTTGTGTGAAGCAAAGCATAAGGTGTCGCCGTCCCAATACCCACCCGATTGTTTAACGTATCGACCTTCAGCACGTTTGTGTCCACCGTCAGATCGCCGGTGATGGTGGCGGAGGCGAGGGTGGCGGTGCCGCCGGCTCCCAGGATCTGGTTGCTGGTGATCTTCTTCGTGGTGCCCGATGCAGCCATCGTCGTGTCACTGACATCGACAATGGGAAGGACATCCACCGCGGGATCGACGGTCGTGATCGCCGTCAGTGCTGTGATCTTTGTATCTGCCATAAACTGTTAGTTAGCTTGAATGATGAGTTTGCCACTGTCCTCTTGCAGCAGGAACGACGCGTCCTCCAACAAGACGGAATCGAAAGTCCCAAACGTGATGACGATCTTGTCACCATCCTCCAGCAGAACGAAGAAGTCGTCCTCCTGAAGCAGATCCCGGCGCAGGATAGGCAGATCGCCAGGGGTAACATTACCCCCGCCGTTCGATACCAGTCGTGTGCCGAGAGCGAGTGTCACGATTGAATCACGCCATTGAATGCGATCACCTGACCGCTGGAAATCTGGAAGCTCGTGATCGGTCCCGGTAGGGTAATACCAGCAGGGATGGTCGCCGTGGACCAGGATCCGCTGATGTTGCCACCGGTGATTGAGCTAAAGGTGGTAGGGGCGATGGTGGTGATGGCCACAAACGGGCCAGTGGTCAGCGTGGTGGCTGTCACCAGTTGAAAGCCGCCCTGTCCCATCGAATACTCGATGGCCTGATTTGCTACGTCGCTCATATATCCCAGATCTTCCGGATTTGATTCTTGGTGAAAGTGCTCTCGAAGCGGGATCCTTGGCGCTCTTCCATGCGGCTGAATCCCTTCTTCACTTGGTCCTTGAGTTCGGTCTCGCGAGCAAAGCCGGTGACCCCGAAGCGGGCCACCGGTTGTCGCATCCACCGCTTCCCATCAAGGACAACAGAGTCGGTACCCATCGGAGCGATATGCTCGATGGACTTGCCATTGTTCTCGAAGGTGTAGATCGGCATATCAGGAACCCATTTCGCTGTCGTACTCCTCAACCATCTCCCGCATACCCTTCTCGTCCATCGGCTCCTTGGAGGCCATGGCCTTCTCGCTCTTGTTCTCGTACTCAGCGGGCATGCCGTTGACGCTGCGGATCTCGATATAGGCTTCGCCGTTTTCGAGCTTCTTGAGGACACCGCGAACATCGTCCAAAACCACTTCATCACCGACCTCGGGCATGGCCTGTTGGCCATCCTCCATGTCAGTGGAAAGGGCTTCGAGCGGAATAGAAATCATGGGTGCATTGTTGTCAGCCTCATCGCATCCGCAAGCGGAATGAGAAGAGGGGGCACCACCTTTACGATGATGCCCCCTCGGGCTAACGGCAATCACCATGATGGTGGCCGTCTTGGGTCGCATATTACAGCGTGGTCGAGGTCTTCGTCCGATGCACCAAGTACCACACCGGGTTACCGGTGGAACCGGTGTTACCAGCGGCCAGACGCAGGGCGGCGAAGTACAGCTTCACACCAACGGTGACGAGCTGGTTCAACGGATCCGACTTGTCGGGGGTGTCGGTGATCACGATGCGCGGGGACAACGGATCATCACCGGTCAGAGCAGGGATACCGAACGACTCGTTACCGAAGAAGAACGAGGCGATGATGTCCTTGCTGACTGCCAGACCGCCACCGGCGGAGGTCGCCTGATAGACGAACTCATCGGCAGCGGTACCGGAGCCGGTGCTGACGAACGAGTTGGTCTGGGTGACCACGCGGCAACCGTAGATGGATCCAACCTCGCCCTTGTAGAACGGCTGGCCCTTGTTGCCGTAGTTGGAGGCGTTCAACCAGTCAGCATCGCGCATCAGGTCGCGGGTCACACGGGGGTCGGTGGCTAGGACGTAGCCGCCGTTGATCAGCGGGGCGCGGTTGCGCTTCAGGCGGGTCATGGAATCGAGGACAGCCGAAGCGGTCATCGTGGTGTTGGCCGCGGTGGTGTCGCTGTTCAGCGCAGAGAAGCTCTGCGTGGTCAGGGTGGCGGGGTTACCGTACACCTTCACGCCTCCGGAGCTGGCGATGACGTTCACGGCGTCCGAGTTGTCGAACGTACCACCACCCTCGGCGGCGGAACCGATGGAGGAACCGCTGGCGGTGAGGTTGGAGCCGATCAGGGTGTTGCGGATCACCGAGTCAACCCAGAGGGCCATGTCCAGACCAGAGGTCTTGGTGGCCTGCTGGAGCGAGTTGAACAGGTCGGTGGCGCGGAGGATGTCGGTCAATCCGATCACCTGACCATACTGAGCCAGCGACTTGCTCAGGCTGTTGAGGGCCAGAGCGCGGTAGTTGGCGGAGCTGATCGGGGTACCCTCAGAGCTGATGGTCTGAACACTGCCAACGCTCGGAGGTCCGAAACGGAACATCGAGATGGCCTTGTTACCATTGTTCTTGGGGATCGGAGCCTTCATGGAGAACTGATCGAGGATCGTCTCCTGTTGAACGATGGAGAGCAGCTCCTTGCTGAAGTAGTTCTGGAACTGGCTCGTGAGCGTGGTTGAAGTAGTAACTGGCATATTTGAGTTGTGGTTGTTCTATCAGTTTTCGTCCCGGTCGAACGCCCTCG